ATAGCTTTAAGACCTAACCAGTTTTGTAATCTTTGTGAAGTAAATGTTTCAAATATAGAATCACAAGAAGATTTAAATGAAAGAGTTAAAGCTGCAGCATTTATTGGGACTCTTCAAGCAGGGTATACCGCTTTCCATTATTTAAGAGAAATATGGCAAGAAACAACAGAGAAAGACGCTCTTATAGGTGTGTCAATGACAGGTATAGGTTCTGGTAAAGTGTTAAAATATGATATGAAAAAAGCTGCAAGTTTGGTTAAAAGAGAAAATACTAGAGTATCTAAGTTGATAGATATTAACCCTTCAGCAAGATGTACAACAGTAAAACCAGCTGGTACAACTTCATTAACATTAGGAACATCATCAGGTATTCATGCATGGCATAATGATTTTTATATTAGAAGAGTTAGGGTGGGTAAAAATGAAGCAATTTATAGTTATTTAAAGATTAATCACCCAGAATTAGTTGAAGATGAATACTTCAGACCACATGATACTGCAGTTATTAGTATACCACAAAAAGCACCACAAGGTTCTATATTAAGAACTGAATCAGCTTTTGATTTGTTAGAGAGAGTTAAAAAAGTTGCAACTGAATGGGTTCGTTCCGGACATAGAAACGGTTCAAACTCACATAATGTTTCAGCTACAATATCTTTAAAACAAGAAGATTGGGATAAAGCAGGTGAATGGATGTGGGAAAATAGAAAATCATATAATGGTCTATCAGTACTACCTTATGATGGTGGAACATACACCCAAGCACCTTTTGAGGATATTACGGAAGAAAAATATAACGAAATGATGGAATCACTTAAAGATGTTGATTTAAGTAAAGTTGTTGAATTAGATGATAATACAAACTTAACTGGTGAATTAGCTTGTGCGGGTGGAACTTGTGAAATAGATGTGGACTTAAAAACTATGGATAAAGAAAAACAATTGAATGAAGCATAAGGTTAGTAAGGAAGTTATATATCACTTTAATTGTGGTAAATGTCATAAATGGTGGTCAGTTGCTGACTACCATTTATTGTCTTTAAACAATAATAAAGATTTACATGGTAATAAAAAAATAACATGTCCTCATTGTGAACATAAAGAAAATGTAATAGATATAAAATATGAATAGAAAAGACGATTGGATAACAGAACTACATTACAGAGAATTTTTAAAACCTAAACTACAAGGTAAAGATTTTTATTGGGAAGATGGAAAAATGGTTATGACAGAAGAATACCACATTAAAAGAGGTAGTTGTTGTGGTAATGGGTGTAAACACTGTCCTTATTGGCCACCCCACCAAAAAATGAACAAAGAATTAAAGAATAGATAAGAATATACATAGTCACCAAACTAATCTTTGAAGTATTTATTATAAAAAAAGCATGCCTAATCAAAAGTACGGTATAACATTTCCATTTACGGATAGTAATGAAGGATTTTTCCTGGGGTTAAATAGCACAACGGATGCGGAAGTAAAATCTAGTTTAGTTCATTTAATATTAACTTTAAAAGGTACCAGGTATTTCTTACCTGATTTTGGTACAAATCTTATGAAGTATATTTATGAACCAATGGATACGACCACCAGAGTAGGTATTAATAATGAAATTAAGGATGCTGTAGAAAAATTTATGCCTAATTTGGTTATTAATGATATTGATATTAAAACAGCAGAAGATGTAAGGTTAGAAGAAAAAAATGATACTTCGGAAAACATAAATGATAATAGTTTTGGTTTCATAGGTGAAGATGAGAGAGAGTATACTATGAGGATAAGGATTGACTATAGTGCGGGTGATGGGTTTTTTGAAACTAAAGATTTTGTTATAATAAATTTATAATATGGCAGAGAAAAAAATAGCATATACTGAAAGAGATTTTCTAGGTGTAAGAAATGAATTACTAAGACTTACCAATACCTATTATCCAGACTTAATTAAAAACGCTAATGACGCATCTATCTATTCTTTATTTTTAGATTTAAATGCTGCAGTTGCAGACAATCTTAATTTCCAAATAGATAGAACATTTCAAGAAACAACACTACAATTTGCACAAGAACGTAGTTCTTTATATAATTTAGCAAAAACTTATGGATTAAAAATACCTGGAAACAGACCATCAATAACGGTAGCTGACATATCTATAATTGTACCAGCTTTAGGAGATAAAGAAGATTTCAGATACCTAGGAAAATTAAGTAGAGGAGCTCAATTTAGAGGTGCTGGTCAAATATTTGAACTAGTAAACGACTGTGATTTTTCTACACAATATAATGTAGAAGGTATAGTTAATAGAACTAAAATACCTAATAGAGATGTTAATGGTATCATACAAAATTATACTATAGTTAAAAGAGAGGTTATTGTTAATGGTGTAACTAAAGTGTTTAAAAAAGAAATAACTGATTCTTTAGCTACTCCATTTTACGAGTTATTTTTACCGGAAAGAAATGTTGTAGGTGTAACCTCCGTAATGCAAAAATCGGGACTAGGATACCAAACACTACCTACTAATGCCGAGTTTTTAGCTGTAAATACCAACAAATGGTATGAGGTAGAAGCATTAGCTCAAGATGAAGTATTTGTGGAGGACCCATCTATGCCATCAGACGAAGTAGGTACCAAAGTAGGTAAATATTTAGAAGTCAATCAAAGATTTACAACACAATACACACCAGAAGGTTATTTCTTTTTAACTTTTGGGGGTGGAAATCAAACATCACAAGACCTTTTAGATGATTTTGCAAAAAAAGGTGTAAAATTAAATATGTCACAGTACATGAATAATATTGCTTTAGGTAATATGGTACAAGGAAATAGTACTTTATTTATACAATATAGAATTGGTGGTGGAAAAGTATCGAATCTAGGGGCAGGAGCTATAACTAATGTTGGTAAAGTAAACTTTGTGGTTGCAGGACCTAATGGACAAATAAATCAATCGGTGGTGGATAGTTTAGCTGTTACTAACGTAACTTCAGCAATAGGAGGTGCGGACCCTATGTCTGTTGAAGAAATAAGAAATTATATATCTTACAATTTTGCCGCACAAAACCGAGCTGTAACTATAAATGATTATGTTTCTAAATTACGTATGATGCCTAGTACTTTTGGAGCACCCGCAAAGGTAGGTGTTACAGAGATTGAAAATAAGGTTATGTTAAACATACTTTCGTATACACCTGATGGAAAACTAACCTCAGAAGTTACTAGTACTTTAAAGAGTAATATCGCAACCTACCTATCAAACTATAGGATGATGAATGATTATATAGTGGTTGGTCCAGCAAAAGTAATCGACATATCTTTTTTAATAGACTTAATAATAGAAGACTCTTTTAATTCTGGAGCAATAGTGGGTAATGTTGTAGAACAGGTAACTAACTATTTTAATATTAATAAAATAGAAATGGGGCAAGACTTATCGATGGGGGAACTAAGAAGTCAAATAATGAACCAACCAGGTGTTTTAAACATAGTAAATTTAAGAATTTACAATAAAGTGGGTGGACAATACTCACAATCAATCACCTCACAACCTTATGGGGATGATAGTACTAGAGAAATAGCTTTACTTGATGATACTATATATGCTCAACCAGATGAGATACTACAAGTAAGATTTCCAGAGAAAGATATAGCTATAAGGGTAAGAAAACCAAACAAACCAACCTTCACCTAAACTTTACTATATTAACTAACTAATTACTTTTACTTTTAAGGGTTGAACTATTTATTTCATAGGTAGTATAAATCTATTTTAGATAATTTTTTATTATATATGAGTAAATCTTTTAGAGTAAGAACAGAAGTAGGTAAAGATAAGAATGTAACTTTTGAATTAGACCAAAAATTTGATTTGTTAGAGATTCTTAGTCTTTCTTTAACACAACAAGAAGTGTATACAAGAATGTGTGCTGATTTTGGTGTTGTGGTTGGTAGAGTTACAGCAAATAATGGTTTTGGTATCCCTAACGCTAAAGTTTCTATATTTATTCCACTACAAGCTGAGGATGAAGATAATGAAGTAGTTAAATTCTTATATCCATACCAAGAACCATATGAAAAAAATGAAGACGGGGTTAGATACAACCTTCTAAGTTCAGAAAGAAATTTTGATTGTCATACACCAGTAGGAACTTTCCCAACACTAAACTCGGTACTCACCCAACAAGAAGTAAAATATGTGTATGACAAATATTATAAGTTTACAGTAAAAACTAATGAGTCAGGTGACTTTATGATATATGGGGTTCCCACAGGTTCTCAAAATATAGTGATGGATGTGGACTTAAGTGATATAGGTTGTTTTTCCCTATTACCACAAGATTTTAAACTTAAAGGGTTCCCAGAATCAGATTTTGATGGACCTAGATTTAGAACAGACGCGGAAATAGATTCTTTACCACAAATTATAAACCAAACTAAAACAATAGATATTAAACCTTTTTGGGGGGATGAAGAACAATGTAGGGCGGCAATTACAAGAGTAGATTTTGACCTAGGTAATTCTGGTTTTAAACTAGAACCAACATCCGTATTTATGGGTAGTACCGCACAAGACACCGATAAAGATTCAGTTAATAGGCAATGTAAACCAAGAAGACATATGGGTGAACTATGTAGTCTAATAACACAACCAGGTATCATAGATTGTATAAGGTATACACCATTTTTTAAAGATGACCCAGCAGCTTTCCCAACATACGATGGGGAAACTTATACTGGACCCCCTCTGGGTGGTAAAGTCCCTGTACTAGAAAGATTTTATTTTGAAAATGGTGGTAGGGTAATTGATAATGACGGTGCATTTTTTGTACATGTACCTATGAATCTAGACCATGTAATCACTAATGAATTTGGAGACTTAGTTTTATCTAAAGACCCAAGTAAAGGTGTACCAACACGAGCAAGGTGTAGATTTAGAATTAAACCAGAACAAAGTAGAGGTAGTGCTAGACAAAGACGTTCAGGAGCACACTTAGTTCCTAACATCCGAGAATTTAATACTCAATCTAATGATGATGGTGATTGGCCTGGAATCGACCCAAGAAGTTATGCTTTTTCTATAAACTATAGTGATTATCACGGTTACGCTCAAAGACATCTAATGCCCGGTGCAGAAGATGTGTTTTATGATATGACGTTTAATAGAGTATATACATGTGCTCAATTTCATGACCATATCAAACATAATGGTAGAAGACAGTTTATAGGTATAAAAGAGATTTTACCAGAAATGGAACAACAATGTGCAACTTCAGCAATGTTCTTTCCAGTTAATAGTGCGGTTAGAAGGATGAAATTTGTCTTATATCTAAATGATTTCTTTATAACTTTTTTAGGTTTTATATACCTCTTAGTAAATTTGATAGTAAGTTTACTAGCTGTAATTTTAGGTTTGATATTAGGTATAGTTTTATTTATTATATATGCATTTTGTGAACTATGGTGTTGGCTGTATAGTTTGACCATAGGATTATACTTGGGATGGCCATTCAATACCTTCTTTACCATACTCGATTTTGGTAATTTTATGCCTACCCCACCCCAGCTCTGTGGTCAAATAAGTTTAACAGGTTTTGGATGTGGTATTGACTGTATGTATTTTGGGTTAAGGATTGGATTCGTTTTATTTTCTTTAAGGCAAACTAAATACCCAGAGTGTGAAAAATGTTCATGTAGACCATCAGCGAGTGGTGAATTTGATACATTAGCAACTAATGCACCTTGTCCAGATGGTATACCTAGCAGTGGTTCAACAACACAAATACAACCATGTCCTGTTGGTAATGCGGCGGGTGCAGGTGGAATGGGTATTGAAATGAAATGGCAACATGATTGTTGTGGGC